TTTTTGCCATTAATCTCTAATCTCTACATGAACTAAGTCGTCAAAGTTATTATCTGCTATCTCTCCATCAGAGTCCCAATCGCCACCCCATCGTACTTTTATACCCAGTTGCTGACCTATTCCACGCACCATACCACCCATATAGTGAAACCTTTCTCTGTCTTTCCAATCAATTGGGTAAGGAGCTAAGTCTACTGCCTTACCTTCCATATGCCTTGAATATTTAACCTTGGTTGCACCTTTTTTAAGGAGCTCAGCTTGTCGTTCCTTGCTACGAACCCCTTCAATAATGGTAACATCCATAATCTTTATAAGTTCATTAAGGACATTTACGAGCTTAGTATTAACCCCTTTTAGTCTCTCTTTTGAGCGCCTACCAAATCGAGGCATTACTTTTTCCTTTGAGAATAAAGTACATTTAGTTTTCTTGGAACAAATGATTTTATTTTAGGCATAAATGATTGCCAATATGAATGTTTCGGGCCTCCAACATCTACTTGGGTAGAACCTATATTAGCCCTTGTTTCAAGCGATGACTTGCCCATGCTTTTTGGATTCTGAATTTTGTGTGTACTTTTACTTGCCATTTATGCTACTACCCAGCTTTTTGCTTTTTTTATAGTCTTAAACCACTTTTTTTCTTTATTTTTACTAAAATTTGGCGGAAAAGCGTGAATTAATGCGTAAAAGAGGCTCTCTATTGTATCATCGTGACTCATTTTGGGCCCGAAAGTAACAATTTCGTTTATTAAATCAAACATATTTTTACGAATATGTACCGTTCCCATGCTAAAACGAGCTGAAAGTCCGCTGTATATGCGATTTCTCTTGTGCTGACCACCGGGTTTCTCTGGAATGACTGAAATATGGTACTTATTTTTAAGTCTTCTTTCTTCATTTAACGCTTGAAATATACTTCTATTCATAGCTACGTCTTCCACAGTTGATGAAGTGCAGTTATATTTTTCATGTAGTTCTATTATGTAATCTACTACTCCTTTTTTCCCAAATATCTCTCCTGTCGATGGGTCTTTACTTCCAATAGTAGGTATGCTTCTATGCCTTTCGTATTCTAAAACATATGCATTATTGTTTACATCTACAGCTACTACCATTATAACACTAAAGTCTGAATGTTTAGTATTAATATCTGTAGCTGGGTCACATCCTATAAATACATTTACTGGTATTTCATCATTGTTAATTATTAAATAATTCATATCACCTTCATTTTTAAAGTATCCATCCCAGTATATGATATGTTTTCTTGTCCATACTGCATCTTCCGCACTCATTACTTCCATCATATATTCTTGATAGAATTTCTGTGGTTGTCCTGAATCAGAGTAAAACTTCTTCTTTTCTTCAAGCTTTTTCTTATTGAAAAACGACTCCCAAAGAGGAGCTCCTTCATCTGTAATAGCTTTATATGTAATTACTTTCCAAGCAAATTCCTTTTTATTGTCTTTAGCTTTTGCATGATTTGTAAGAAGATTATTAATAAAAGAATCATAATGTACAGGAGTACCATTAACACGAAGCCTACCAGTGTGGGGCTCAAGAGCAGGATACACCACAGCGGTAACCAGATTTGCGTTCTTATCTCTTGCCTCTGGTGTGATGGTATTTGCTTCATGTTCAAAATCATCAAGTACGATGAGGTCGTATCTTTTGTGTAGTTTTGCTCCTCCACGAATCCCAGCGACATTACTCTTGGAAATGAGTTTGCATCCGTTTGATAACTCAATATCTTCTTCTGTCCATTTTCTGCCTTTCAGATTACCAAAATAATATTTTATCCTATCATTGTTCTCTAAATGATGTTTGATATAATCCATATTCCCAACACTAAGCTTTTGTGTAGCAGAAACCCAAGCATAAAAGAAGAAATCACCTTTATCTTGACAGAAAACAAAATCTTTAATTATAGAGGCTTTTGTTAAGACAGTCTTACCATGACCACGAGGTATAATGATTGCAAGTTGTTTTACATTTCTGTCATCTATAGCATCAGACATTTCATAATGAAAGAAAGGAGTTTCACTGCGCATGAAGTCATCTGGCAGGAATAGTTTACCAAATGATATAAGGTCTTTATGAGCTAAATTGAGGGCTTCTTCTGCTTTTGATACATTTTCAGTATTTATATTAGCCATAATCTAATTTTCCCAACAGTGGATACCCTCATTTTTAAATTCTATAGTAGTCCAACCAGTTCTTACAATAGGGAAGAAAGAATATCTGGCATAATCTGCGTATCTTAGAAATGAGCCACCTCGTATATACCACCTGCGTCTTAATTCTTCTGTATTGTCGTCCCCTATCACTAGACTATCCATAGGCTTTACATATAATTGATGATTATGACCTAAGAAGAATATATCTCCTTCACTATATACAGCAGCCATCCTATCTAATTCTAAATCTCCATTCTTACCACCTGCTTTCCCATGACCTGAAACAAGGTTATAAGTTTGCCCACTTACTGTTATTCTTGTATAACCGGGCATCCTATAGTATGGGACTCCTAATTCTTTTGCTAATACTTTACATACATCGAAGTCCAGAATATTGAAAGAACGTAAGTAATCATGGTTACCACCTCTAATAAACAAACATTTATCTTTTATTGGCTCTACTAATCTTACAAATTCTAAGTATTGTTCTTCTGGTGGTATATCCTGACCTCTTTGATTGATTTTGTAATGAGGAGGGATTAACTCTAATAAATCACCATTACCAAACCATTTCGCATTATCATCTTCTTCTATAATTTTAATAGCTTCTTCAAACTTTTTGAAATCATGTTCCACTGCTCCTACATGAACATCAGTAAGCCCATGTATTCTTAACTCTTTTCCTCCATCTACTTCTAATATATCACCCGGTTCAACATACTTTAATTCCTGTAAAACATTAACATTAATCTGTATAGAAAAATACCCGCTACAATTAGTACATTTAAACTCCTGAGTTCTATTACCAGTTTTTAAAACCTTTACACCATTTTTTTGTGTCTTTAATGAATCGCATTTAGGACATCTCATTAGTGGTATCTCCATTTAATTTTTTTTGTTCTCTTCCAGCCCCTTCTAATTCTTCTTGTGAAAACCCTTGGAATACTCCAAGAAGACCCGTCTCTACATGCTTGATTACATTACCTGATGTACCTACAATCTTACCTAACTCTTTTGTAGACTGTAAAATGATATTGTCATCTTCGCTGTAATCAGCAAGGTTCTTCAATTTGTTTAAGACATACTTATGGTCAACTCCCATTTCTTTAGCTACATCTAATACAGATTTTTCTATCTCTTTCATTACTCTCTCCTGTTTAAGTAGTATTGTTGCTTTTTTACTTGCTTTTTGGTCTGAGATTTCTTTATATGCATTTTTATATGCTTCTATTGCTCCCATACCCACTACAACATTAGTAGCAAAATGCTTTTCTTTGTTAGTTATTTTATTCCTTTCAGTGACTCTCTGACTTGCGTTTTTGATAGTCTTGCTAAAAGTGTACCTATTATTATGAGAACTAAAGTCAGTATCCATTTTAGTATTAGGTCTATTAATGAAACTACCTACTACAGTCCTTACCCAACCTTTAGCAAACTTGTAATTTTTCCTGTCATTATGATGGTTTACTTGTTTAGCTACTTTCAGTAGTTGGATAATTCTATCATCATCACTATATACCCAATCATTCTCATCAGCTTTTTTCCAGTCTGGATGAACTACTGTATTTGGATGATGCTCTCTAAACTCATCTATGTCATCATAGACATAGTGAGATATATTTTTAATTTTCCTCTGTTCCAATTCTATCTCTCTCTCTTAATGCGTATAAATCGCTTAACTGCATTACTAAGTTATCTATTAACTCGTTTACTTCTTCTGGAATTAAGAAGACTTTATCATCTATTTCTATAGCTTGATATTTCTTACACAAAGCTTCAAGTATCAGACTCTGATGCTCAACAGGTAGGCCAGATAATTCTTTTAATTCTTTCGCCATAAATTTTACACATTATTATTAAATAAACCCTAGCCCTACCACCCTTGAATTTAAACTATATGTCAAGCTTTACAAAAGGTTTATTTGACCAAGTTCTTTTGAGAAAAAAATGTAGGATTTTGAAATGGATACATACTTAGCTCGTAAACCTTTCTGGCGGATTATGAAAATCCGATTTTTAGTTAACCATAAAAGGAGAGTATCTATCATGAGAAAGATACAAGTAGTAGTACCAGTAAATACCGATGAAGGTAAGAAGATAGTACCTATTGAGGCTCAGGTCTCTGACTCTACCATTACGCATGAAGGTTCAGAGTTCCATCTAGTCCAGCATACAGGCTCAGGTTTTAGGTATTTAGCAGACCCTAAGACAGTAGGTAACCTTGAGAACTCTGACCTTGACCAAGCTATGGATGACTTGGCAGCTGAAGAAGGGTTCTAATTACATAAGAGAGTGGGGCCAGTCGGGTGAATCCAAGATGGCCCCCTCTCTCTAATTGTTTTTTTCTTTTTACTAATATAAAGGCAGTATAACATGAAACTATTTAAAGAATACTTAGACAATGTAGTAATATATCTTACTATCGGTATCATTTATATTTTAATTAGCAGTAACTTTACATTCTAATAA